AAATTTGAATGGTTTTATCCTGACACTCTTTTGAGAGAGTTACGTCAATTAAGACAAGACAAAAAACTTAACTATGAAGTTAGAGATAAGGCAAGTATGATTTATTGGATTTTATAACGTTTTGCAGCTATACGCAGTTGTGTGTCGGCTTTGTGCGGTGGGAAAAATTGCGTATAGGTGCTGTTATACGCTGGCACGGTAAATTCAGCAGAAACTTGATTTGAAACACAAAACAAATTTTTTATTAAAATGAGCGAGGGAAAAAAAGAAATATTATTAGGTGATTGTTTGGAACTTATGAAGGATATACCAAACGGAAGTATTGATATGATACTTTGTGATTTGCCTTACGGAACGACTGCCTGTAAGTGGGACACTATAATCCCCTTTGAGCCACTTTGGGAACAATACAAGCGGATTATTAAAGACAACGGAGCGATAGTTTTAACAGCGAGCCAACCTTTCACCAGTGCTTTGGTGATGAGTAATGTGAAGATGTTTAAGTATGAGTGGATATGGGATAAAAGGGTTGCCTCAAACTCTCAATTAGCAAAATACCAACCATTAAAAATACACGAAAATATATTAGTTTTTGGAAACGGTATAGTTTATAAACCGCAAGGATTGCTTGATTGTAATATATTAAGAACAAACGATAATCGTAGTAAAGGCGTTGGACATATTGGTAGTGAGAAGAAAAGAAAGGAGTTTTTACAAACAAAAACAGGTTATCCAAAATCAATAATCAATTTTAAGCCTTCAAATATAAATAAACTCCACCCCACCCAAAAACCCGTAGCCCTCTTTGAATATCTTATCAAGACCTATACAAACGAAGGAGATTTAGTGTTAGATAATTGTGCAGGGAGTGGAACAACCGCAATAGCTTGTTTGAATACAAACCGACAATTTATAGTAATGGAGCAAGAGCAAAAGTATTACGATATTATTTTAAAGAGGGTGGCAGATTTTAATAAAAATTTTGAACCGCAAACTCTCTTTGGAAACGAAATGTAGTGCTTGCGTATAACGGTCGGCGGTATGGTGTCGGTTTGACTTGCAGACATTTTCACCTTACCACTACCGTAACTGGCAAACTGCACTATACCGCTTGTTGTGTGTCTGGTGCGGTAAGATTAGTAGAAACTTAAATTGGAACACGAACAAAAAATTTAAAATAGCGAAGCGATGGCAATAGAAATTAAAAATAAAGACTGCTTTGAACTAATGGCAGAAATGCAAGATAAAAGTGTAAACTTAATCTTTGCTGACCCGTGGTATTACCCAGAAAACCAAAAAACAAAAAATGCTTTTGAAGATGATGTGTTTTGGGATATTACAAAAAAATGGATGAAGGAATTTATAAGATTGATAAAAGATGATGGGCATATATTCATAAGTTTTTCAAGCCAAAAAATGGCAAAGTTTGAATTTTTACTTGCTGAATTAGGTGTGCCTTTAAAAAGTAGAATTGTTTGGCATTATAGAAATGCTGGTGGTAGATGTGCCGATAAAGGACAATTTGGGAAAACTTATGAAATGGTTTATCATCTTGGTTTTGGGGATAGGTTAAACTTCCCTGAAAAATGGGGCGATGAAAGGTTTGATGTTTGGACTATTGCAATACCGCAAAGTAACTTCACTGATAAAAAAATACACCCATTTCAAAAGCCGATAGCACTACTTGAAAGGATTGTTGGGATTGGAAGCAGTGAAGGTGATTTAGTTTTAGACCCATTTTCTGGAAGTGGAACTACGGCACTGGCTTGTAAAAACCTAAATAGAAATTTTATCGGAAGTGAGTTGAACAAAGAACATTATTTGAATAGCTTGGAACGTCTTAATCTAAACGTTTTTGAAAAACCGAACAACTCGAAAGGAGGGGAAGGATGACAGCAGAACAATATTTGTTTTTAAATTCCGTTTGTTTAACTTTGCAATGTGAGCGCAAAAACAAAGAAACGGTTTTTGATGGAAACATACCTGCGTAATATGGCGGACTGCCACGTTTATCTCCTTTGTCAAATGCCAATGTTCGCCTCATGATTGCAATCGTAGCTACATATTTCCAACGCCAGATGCAACTTGAAAAAACACTTGCTTCATTCTGTCAGTATAAGGATGAGGATTTTGTGTTCATTGTTGTTGACGACGGATCACCCGAAGAAATAAGACTGCCGGAAGTGCCGTTTTCAGTTGAAGTGGTGAGGGTAACGAATAAGACATGGAGAAATACCTGTGTTCCTTTTAATCTGGGATTCATTCAGGCATTGAAATATGATCCTGAGATTGTCATAATTCAGAACGTCGAGTGTTTGCACTCAGGCGATATTCTGACGGCTGCACGAAAGGTGACAGATGAAACAGTGTTATCCTTTGCTTGTTATTCTTTGGGTCACGGAGAAGAACCAGGGATCACACTCAACAATAAAGCCGCAGAGTTTAACGACGAAAGCTCATGGTACAATCATTCTGTTTACCGGCCTTTGGGATTTCACTTCTGCAATGCAATGACCGCTGCGAACCTTCGCAAACTGAATGGCATGGATGAGAGACTTTGGGAAGGGATAGCTTATGAGGACAATATGTTCAAACATCAGATTCAGAACCTGGGATTGAGATTTGAATTTATAGATGATCCGTTTGTTTATCATCAGTGGCATGACCGGTTTTATGAGATTACTGAGGAACTTGTGAAACGTAATTATACAACCTACCTTGAACTGCAAAAGTCTGCTGACTATCGTGCGGTTCATGTAATAACACCTGATTTATGATTTACGACTGCTTCATGTTTTATGAGAACTTAGAATTACTTGAACTGCGGTTGATGACCTTAGATCGCGTGGTTGATAGGTTTGTGATTGTCGAAATGGCGAGAACGCACATGAACGCTCCGAAACCTCTGCATTTTGACAATAACCGGCATTTATTTGAGAAGTATCTTCCGAAGATAATCCATATAGCAGTTGAAAGTTTGCCGTTTAAGGACGAAAGGCAAATGGAAGTAGATAACCGAAACCTGATCGCACAGGGTTATGCTGAAGCCGGACCGGATGATTACATCATTATCTCTGATGAAGATGAAATTCCGAACCCTGACGGCATTTTAGAGGGAATCGCAAAAGGTCATCAGTGTTTCGCTATGCGACAGAGATTATTTTACTACTACGTGAATTGTCTCGCTGCCCAAGCATGGGACGGATGCATGGTCTATAAAAAGAAACTCATTCCGTCGCCTCAGTGGATAAGAGATCGCAGGGGTCAGGGTGAAACTACGATACTGAACGGGGGCTGGCATTATTCATTTTTGGGTTCTCCGGAGATGATTATGTCTAAACTCAGTCATTTTTCAGAACAGCAGGTTAATACTCCGGATGTGAATAACCGCGAGAACATAGAGAGATGTATGCAGACCGGAGAAGATATATTTCATCGTACAGAGTGGTTCGCTCAAAAAAGATTCATAACTTTGGAAGAAATTAATCACCCAGAGCTTACGGAATGGTTAAAGAAATATCCTCACAATTTTAAGTCATGAAACGCATTTATATATCCGGATGCGGCGGGATGCTTGGTGAAGCGTTTTATTCATTGCTTCATGACGTTCATAAGCTGAAATGCACGGATATAGATTTAAACGAGGATTGGTTGGGTTATTGTGATGTTCGTGATTTTGGGGCTTATCGCAAGTCAGTATTGGGATTCTCGCCGGACGTATTGATTCATCTTGCGGCATTGACTGACCTTGAGTATTGCGAAGAAAACCAATTAGAAGCGTACAACACTAATACACTCGCAGTTGAAAACGCGGTACATATTGCTAATGAACTTGGCGTTCCGTTGATTTACATAAGCACGGCAGGGATATTCTCAGGTGAAAAATACTCTTATGATGATTGGGACGCTCCAGAACCGATAAACGTTTATGGCCGGTCTAAATATATGGGCGAGAGGTTTGTTGTTGAAAACTCCGATGCTTACCTAGTTTGCCGTGCCGGTTGGATGATGGGTGGCGGGCGAAAGGATAAGAAGTTCGTGAACAAAATTATGCGTCAGCTTCAGAACGATGAAATTCTGGCTGTGAATGACAAAGACGGAACTCCAACTTATACTTATGATTTTGTTAGGAACGTGATGTTTCTTCTTAATTCTGAAAAGTGGGGTGTTTACAACATGGTCTGTGAAGGGGAGGCTTCGCGATATGATGTAGCCGCAGAGATCATAAGGCTGACTGAAAGCAAGGCTTCTTTGACTGCGGTTAATTCTTATCATTTTCGCGATGAATACTTTGTACCGCGACCGGCTTCTGAGAGATTGGTTTGTACTAAACTTAGGATTCGCGGTCTTTATTTTATGCGTGATTGGAAAGTTTGTTTAAATGAATACATAAATCAAATGAAATGAAAAAGCTACTTATTTTTGCAATCGTTATGCTTTTGGCAAGCTCATGTACTTGCCTGATCGCCCAGATACCTCCGCAATATGTGTATGTTACAACTTCATGCGAGGCGACACTTCCGGACTACCTTCCGATGGTAACTGTTTCGGATAACTGTCAGATCAAATCAGTGACTCAGTATCCCCTGCCTGGATTTACGTTAAATGCCACTAATCCGCAGGTCACAGTCACAATACGGGCAACTGATGTATTTGATAACTTCACTGAGATTTCATTTTCAGTAAAAGCAGTTGACACAGTGCCTCCGACAATCATACCGACGGGCGACCTGCTTACAGATAATTGGCAGAAGATTCACGGGTTATATGATGCGGCTGACAGGCTTTTGGCTGAACAGGAACAATATTTTGATCTCAATTTTGATTGGGAGGCTGCGGGGATACCAGAAGATAAACGACCTACGGGGCAGTATGATAAGAAAGTGCTGACGATTATGACCTCACCGGCACACGCCACGACGGGTTATGGCGGCAGGTTCATAATGTACCAGAGCAATAACGATTCATTCATAGCAAAGTGAAACGCTTTTGGTTTTTACTTTTCTTGCCTTTATCACTGTCGGCACAAGATACCATCTTGGTTGAAGGCCGCACGTTTGTTGACACTCTCAGTGGAACATCTTACGGGGTCACGACAAACCGCACACGGCCTGTTAAATTCATCTTCAGAAACAACTCAGTCACCGGAGAGAACACAACGGGTTATATGCTGGAGGCGGGACAGGAGAATACCGGAGCATACACAAACAACCTGAGAGGGGCAGAGATAACGGGCAATAAGTTTACATGGGTAGGAGATCAGGACGCTAACACTATCACTCACGGGGTCTTTACAGGCTACCATACTGACGTTCGGATAATGTATAACTACCTTGACTACGTTCCAATGGGAATAATCCGGAAGTCAAACGGCATGACTGATTCAACAGGCGTGGTTGCTTACAACATAATCCGCAATCCTCCAGCCGTTGGAATTGTTGTGAAGGGAATGAACGGAGTGAGGATTTATAATAATACATTTTATTCTGAGGATTCTCTTTACGTCGGTCCGGGTATAGGAACGTGGCGGGGACTGATTGACGTTTATGAGAATGACAATCCGGTCGGATCAGCTAAAGGCACGAAGATCAAAAACAATATCTTCTACACAAAGAACCGGCTGACGAATATCAATGTCATGAATGAATCGTGTTTGGAGGGATTTGAAAGTGACTATAATATTTTCTGGTGTGAGGCCGGAGAACCAATGTTCATGATCGGGGGCAATCGCTTAACTCTTACGCAGTGGCGCGCACGTGGATATGATCTTCATTCTCAGGTCATGAATCCTTACTTTATAAACACTACTGATTTAGTTCCAGAACGTCGTATGCAATGGGGAACGCCTACGGAGTTTAAATACGGCATAGCTGCTTCGGATTATTGGGTTGCAGGTTTTGACCCTGTGTTAGTCCGTCAGGGCGAATACTGGCAACAGGGCGCACGGGTTTATGAAGGTGACATTGTAATCTTCTATTGGCGTGGAAAGTTGTTTGATGGTGACACTACGGCGGTAGATTTGAAGTATGGCAAAATAGTAATTAATCAGGGCGAAATACACATACATCAATGAAAGACGAATCAACACATCAGCCAATACTCTTTGAGGCCATACGTCAAACGACAGGGGCAATTCTTGAGCTTGGTGCAGGGTATTCGTCAACAGAACAAATACACTTACTCGCCGAAGGCCGTAAGATTCTCACGGTAGATGATAATCAGGTTTGGTTAGATCACTTCCGTCACCTTGAAAGTGACACGCATCAGTTCGCCTTGTTTTCAGATAAGCTGTTTGAAGAATACGGACGCGATTGGGCAGTTGTTTTTGTTGACCTTTCGACCTGGGATCAGCGAATGTGGGCAATAGAGAAACTGAGGTACTTTGCAGAATACTTAGTTATTCATGACGCACAAGATAAGAACCTTGACCGGCTATTTGTTTATCACCGCGAATACCGCACAAATGACTTTCCAATGCCTACTACATTGTTAGGCAGTAACATAAGAACACTAACCGGCATTAACGTAGAAGGGGCAAGTTATGGATGAGATAAAAAACATTTACGTCGCACTCTCACGGCTTTACAACATAAGCGCGGAGAGGGTAATTACAACCGATGACATTGACGAAGTTTGCAACTCATTTGAAATCTTTGCGTTTAAAGATGAAGTGACGACAATAGCAGAGAAGTTGATGATTGTCGGACATACAGGCGCAATTTACTATGGATTCAGTGAACCGGATATTGCTTAACTTTGCAGTATGAAATCATAAGGTATGGCAGCACCAAAAGGAAATAAATTTGCAGTAGGGAATAAAGGAGGAAGGCCGCTTGCATTTAAGTCACCAGAAGAAATGCAGAAAATGATTGATGCTTACTTTGATGACGGCTGTGAGAAAATGATTAAATACACTGTAACAGGAACACGTTATGAAGTGCCGACTCCTACAATCTGCGGACTTGCTTTATTTCTTGGATTCTCATCACGTCAGAGCCTTTTAGACTATCAAAACAGAGATGAGTATTTTGACACAATAAAAATAGCCAAGACAAAGATCGAAATGATGTATGAGCAAAAGTTGCATGAAAACAACTGCACCGGAGCTATATTCGCATTAAAGAATCTTGGATGGTCAGACAAACAGGAAATAGATCACAACGTCAATTTACCGACTTTGCCTAATGTGATTATTAAAACCAATGAATGAAGTAGAACAGATATTATCAAAGCCTCAGATGTCGATACTCAAATCGACGGCAGCGATAAATCTGTTTCTGGCTGGGACGGGGTCGGGTAAAACTTTCTTAGGTGGTGTTCTCTCAATCAACTTTGTTTCTAAGTTCCCAGACGTAAGGGGAGCTATTTTTGCAAATACATACGATCAGCTTAACACTTCGACCCTGTTTCGTATCCGTGAATATTGGGCTTCAATCGGAGTGACAGAGTGGAGCAAAGAGAATCCCGCAGGATTATATGTCTCAGGCAAAGAGCCTCCGGCAATGTGGACTAAATGTAAACGTAACTTTGACCGCTTTACGAATATTATCTCATTTGCCAATGGAGGGTTGATTTTCACCGGCTCTTTGGATAATTACGAAACTCATTCAGGCAAGGAGTTCGCGTGGTGTCTATTGGATGAAACCAAAGACACGAAAGAGGAAGCTGTAAAAGAGGTCATCATAACACGAATGAGACAACCAGGGATGTTTATTGTTGACGGTAAACCTTCCGCAAAAGGAGGACAGCATGAGCAATGGAATCCTCTTTACTGTCTTACGTCACCGGCAAAGTCCGACTGGCTCGCTGAGATGTTCGAGCTGGATAAGTATGTTGATGAGATAACCGAAAAGATTTATTCGGATAAGACGTTTTTTGAGAAGGAATATAATAACAAAAAGGTTGTTATCTCATCGGCTTATCATAACGTTCATAATGTTGGGGAGAATTATATAAACACTATCCTTGCAAACAATACAGAAGAACGTGGCCGCGCCTTAGTATTTGGCAATCCTTTTGCCACTACAGGGGGTGAGTTTTATTCTTCGTTTAACAGGATTGAACACGTAGATAACCTGAAGTATGACCCTGATCGCCCGCTTCATGTATCTTTTGACCAGAACTCAGTGCCTTATAACTCATGTTCAATATGGCAGTTCGAGCAGAAAGATGACCTATGGTGGGCTTATTGCATTGACGAAATAGCACTGGAGAACCCGCGCAACTCAACAGAGGAAGTATGCGAAGAGCTTGTTTTGAGGTATCCGAATCACAAATCGGGGTTGTTTTATTACGGTGACGCTTCGGGCCGTGCGCGTTCAACAATGAACAAGGACTTCCGGCATCATTACGAGATCGTCGAGTTCAAGCTGCGGCGTTATCTTGTTGCCAAGTCTGACAGAACCGTAACCAGGAACCCGCCGCTGGTTAAACGCCGCGACTTCATAAACAGGATATTCGAGAACAAACTGCCGATACGAATACGCATTGACGAGGGGTGCAAGAAGATGATTGCTGATATGTTGTACGTTAAGCAAGCGATTGACGGCGGGAAAGATAAACATATCGTTACGGACAAGGTCACGGGCGACAAGTATCAGAAATACGGTCATCTTTCCGACGGTCTTGATTATCTGATAGTTGAGGCATTTAATAACTACTATGAAGCATAAATAAAATTAATATGACTAAACAGGAAGGACTTTTAAAACTGACAGAGATAATCCGGCGCAATCTTACGCACCGAGATTATGAGCGAGTGACAAAGTTAGCCGAGACTTATTACAAGATGGTATCAGGCGACGGGGTTGCTGACTTGCTTCAACAGATCGTTAAGCGTGAAACTCCGGAAGAGTTTGAGATGCGTAAGACGATCACTAACTCAATCATACCTCCTACGCTTGCTTCTACAAAACTGCCGTTTCAAAAGACAGTACGCACGAAGCCAAAAAAGAGGGATATCTCGTGGGGCGACAAAGACGACCAGAAACGAAAGGATGAGTTTGAACAATTCATCTCTCATTACTGGGGCGATGCTTCACTTGAAAAGTTCTTTGAATATGCTTTTGTGGATTATAACTATATCGATCCTAATGCATTTTTGATTACTGAGTTTGACGCTTTTAACCCGGCAAAAGAGAAAGCCAAACCTTATCCATTCATTGCAACATCGGAACAATGTGTGATGTTTGAGATGAAGAACAACATACTTGAATACCTGGTTGTAAAACTCCCGATAAAGTATAAGACCGAAGCCGGTGAGGCGGACGGTTTCAAGTACACTATCTACTTAGGCATGGATACAATCACATTCACCCAGGTTGAAAAGCCTGAGATCAATTTCTTATATTTACCTGAAGGGCAAGAATATCCAGAATATATAAAAATAGAGAACAAGTATTATTTTATTCAGTTTTTCACGCCTAAGAACACGAAAGTTCCTGCGCGGAGATTTGGATACAAACGCGATGCTGAAACTCAGGGCAGAACATTTGTGTCAGTATTTCATGATGTGATTCCATATCTGAACAAGACGCTCAAAATAGACAGTGAGTTAGACCTTTCTACGGCGATGACGGCCTTTCCTCAGAGATTTGAATACGTTACTCCGTGTAACGAGTGTGGCGGCTCTGGGATGTTGAAAGACGGTCATACTTGCGGAGTGTGCAAGGGATCAGGCCGTGAGCCGGTGCATAACTCTACAATGGATGTTATCACGCTGGATATGCCGCGCGATCCGACAATGATGATTGACCTTGAAAAGATGCTTGTCTATAAAGCACCTCCGATTGATCTGCTTACTTTCCAGAAGGACTATATAAATGAGCTTCGTGCCAATGTGTTCCTGATGATGTTCAATAAGGAACTGCTGGATAAGTCAGAAGTAGCAGCAACGGCAACGGAAAAAGTATTAGACCTGGACAATCTTAACGACACTTTGAATCCTTTTGCGCGGTCGCTTTCTACGATGTGGGAGTTTGTCGTGAGAGATATCGCAACTTATACGGATTTTGCTAAAGACTTATTTGTTGAACATTCATATCCTGAGGACTTTAAATTCAAGTCAATGTCGGAACTGATGCGCGAACTTCGTGAGGCAAAGGATGCAAACGCCTCGACTTCAACAATAGCTAAGATTGAAGATGACATAAACGAAAAGCTGTATGCCGATCAACCATACGATCTGAAGGTCATCAGGATTAAAAACTCATTCAATCCGTTCCGAGGATATAAAGAAGAAACAATCAATCTGCTGATCTCTCAGAACCTCACTACGAAATATAATGCAACGCTTTATGCTAACCTTGAATCTATCTTCAATGAACTTGAACAGGAGATACCAGACCTGTATGAGATGAGTTACCAGGTCATACTTGCGAAGGTCAAAGAAAAGGTTGCTCTTTATATGGAGCAAATGGAAGGCGAGAAACCTAAACCGCCGGTTCTGAACTTCGGACAGGAGGAAGAGGAATGATACCTTCGCGCGGTTGGTATCAGTGGGCTTGGTCGCCGGTGATCGGGTGCAAGCATGGCTGTGAATATTGTTACTGTCATGGAATGTTTGATAATTTCGACGTACCGCGATTGAACGTGAAGGCGCTTACGGAGCCTGAGAAGTATAAAAAACCTTCAGTGATATTCGTCTGCCCGTTTGCTGATTTGTTCGGTGAGTGGGTTGACAGGTTATGGATTCAGGCGGTGATTGAGGTCGTCCGGCAGAACCCTATTCATCAGTTTGCTTTTCTTACGAAAAATCCTCGGAGGTATCATGAGTTTGAATTTCCCGAAAATGTGTATCTTGGTACAACAATTGAATCGCCTGAAAAGATGTTCAGGGCAAAGACAATGGAAGGGTTAACGAATAAATTACTTGCATCGATTGAGCCGGTCATGGGTAACTTTACTGGAGTTGATTTATCTATGTTTGATTGGGTTGTTGCGGGTTATATGATAGGCCGGAAGAAAACAAAGGCAGACCGCGAGAACATGAGATCAATAGCACATCATAACAAATACGTGATTTACAGATGAAGTTCTCAGTTATCATGGCCTCAACTCTCGCTGAATACGGCGGGGCGGCTTCACGAAGGGATGAGAAGATCGTGAGGGCTATTGATAGTGTCATTGCTCAGACCTTCACGGATTGGGAGTTGATAGTTGTCGCTGACGGTTGTATGAAAACAATGGCAATCGTCGCACGTTATGATGACCCACGAATAAAGGCCGTGAAGATTGACAAACGCCCCTGGTGGGATGGCGCACCACGAAACAAAGGCATTGAACTTGCTGCGGGTGAATACATCATTTACATTGACAATGATGACTATTGGGGTGAAGGTCATTTGCAGGGCATAGCTGATGAGATTGGTGATCTGGATTGGGCGTACTTCAATGACTGGGTGTATAACGGTACGGACTTCATCCCGCGTAACTGCGATATAAAACGGTTAGGAGCAAATGGAACGTCGAATATCTGTCACCGCAAATCACTTGGTGTGTTGTGGGGTCATCGCGGTTATGCGCATGACCATTACTTCAATCAGAAACTTTTGAGATTTAGAAACTATAAAAAACTAACTGCCGGTGAATATTGCGTTTGTCATATACCGGGCGGTGGTAGTAGTGGATATGATGTATGACTAATCAAATAATGAGATGGATAACAGTTGGAAAAATCACGAACCGTCACCTATTGAGTTCATGCACGGAAGATTGATGGATGAATTTCATAAGTGGCGCAAAGAGAGAACTGATGAAATAATAGTTCCAATAGACGGGAGCGAGTTCGGTAAAATTGTGGTTGCCGCAAAACTTGCGACGTATGAAAAGTATAAAGTACTCGGATTAAATAAGGCTGTTTTAAAAAGCGACCTATGGGAATCATCAAAAGTAAAATGCGATTTATGTAATCGCGAATGGGTTGCCGTAAGGCCTGAGGGAATAGAAAGATTAGAATGTCCAAACTGTCATAATATGGTATCATTTGAAAATATAAACAATGAGTAAAAAAGTAGCAGCAATCACAATCACCTTCAATCGTCTTGAACTGACTAAGCGGACATGGGAATCATTTAACGCAAAGACCGGAGTTGACTTTCATCTGTTTGTTGATAATGGTTCGACTGACGGCACTGTTGAATGGTTGCAAGATAAATACCGGATTCTGTTGGATAAGAACTATGGGATCGCGGCAGCGTTCTATTACGGCGTTCAACAGTTGCAGGATTATGATTACATTCTAAAGCTTGACAATGATGTTGAAACCGTGACGGAGGATATGATTGCGAGACTGGTTGATTTCATTGAAAAAGCCGGACCTCACGCAGTCTCACCGCCTGACCTGATGATTGACCCTAAGTTCTATCCTACCGTGTTTAAACGGGCTGAGATAGCCGGATATCAGGTTCAATACACATCTCATACCGGGGGGGCTTTTCAACTTGCACCGGCTAAGTTTGTCCGTCAGCTATGTGAAGAATATGCCTGTCTGAAAAACGGCGACTGGATGATCGGGCAATATTACCGTTCAATTGGTTGTCCTCCGGCTTACTTACTCGACTTAGGGATGAACCATATCGGATTGAATCAGAGTACACCGACAAAAGAATATATATTTTGAAATACGATCTTATCATAGTATCTGCTTCACGTGACGCATCACTGCGAAAGATGACGCAGGATGCTATTGATTCGTGCCTAGCTGACGGGGCCGACGTTAATGTTATTCTTGTCGAAACTCATCAGGTCTTTGAGTATAAGAACGTAGATAAGACAGTGTTTTTTAACGGGGAGTTCAATTACAATCATTGCCTGAACTTAGGACTGAAACACCGCAAGGGCGACGTTCAGATTCTTGCAAACAATGACATTATCTTTCAGCCTGGGTGGTCATCTATTGGATACACTATGCGTGAGTATGGATACTTATCTACTTCAGCACTCTCAAACCATCCACGGCAGAAGCTCTTTAAACGTGGTGACTATGCTTATGAAGGTTATGATATTTGCCTTTATGTAACCGGCTGGTGCCTGTTTGTGAGTTCGAAGGTTTGGGATATTATCGGCCCGCTGGATGAAACCTATCGGTTTTGGTATTCGGACGATGCTTACGTGGCTCAACTGAAACGTAAGGGGATAAAACACTACCTGATATGCAATGTAGTGGTGAATCATTATATCTCACGGACGTTAATGA